CGGTGTTAGTGTTCGCCATTGTGTTTCCTTATTTTGAGAGGTTTGTGAAATCTGAACCCGAGGCCCTAGCAGGCGCGTTAGGAGTATAATATAGTGTTGCCTTAAACCGTAGTGGTGCTCTAGGTTATAATCTTCGCGTTGCTTCCAGAAGCTTTTAGAGGTTTGAAAATTGGTTCGGCGTCGATCTTGCCGTTGTTCACGTACACTGCAATGGCCCCGCCGGGTTCGACGAGGATAAGTTTATGATTGCCTGTGGCTATGTTAGACACTTCATGCACGACACTGCTGTGAGCTACGAGCATCGGAGGAACTCCGCACTGTTCGTAAAGGTCGATAGCCTCTTGCAGGCAGGGAAGAATCCTTGCTCGAAAATCATTCAGAGATTCTCCTCCCGGAATTCGACAGTTGGGGTCTTCGAGATAGGACTGAAGTTCTGCTTCAGATTCGGCATTACGGATTTGGCCGCTGAATCTGCCGACGTTCAGTGCTCGGAGAGCCTCAGTTTGGTGAACCGGACCTCCTTTAGCCGCTGAGATGATTTCGGCTGTTTTGGTGGCCCGCTGTTTATCAGAGCAGAAAATATGGGATATAGGGACATCTTTAAATAATTCGGCAAGTTTATGAGCCTGCTCTATGCCTACAGAATCAAGAGGTGGATTGGCGTTTCCTCTGAAGCGCCCCTCCTTGTTCAAAATTGTTTGGCCATGTCTGACGACATAGCATACCACTTTATTCTGGTTGGGGAGCATCAACAGGTTCCTTTGGTTTGCGGGTCTTTTTGGGCTTGGCCGGTACAGTGAGGTCTTCTCTTAATTGCTTAATCGCTTCTTTATCGATCACCAACCCGTCTGCTTTCAGATTTTCAGTGACCAAGGGATTTTTGGAAAGTTCCTCCAGCATCTCGATAACAGGCTCACCGAACACTACCTTCGTGTTATCGATAACCTCTACATCCTCCGCCATAGTCTTCGTCGTCACCGAGGCTGTCAACGCGCCGGAGGGGGCCGGATGCTCGAACTCAATCCCGTCCAGTTCGATCTCCAACTCGCGGACCAAGTCCTGAATGTCGGGGTGGTTGATCTTCGGGGATTTTCTTCCCTGAAGGATTTCGACGGATAATAGACGATAGTCGTGTTGGGCAGACCCGTTGCGGGCAATGTCTAGGAGGACGTAATCAGGAAAGGAACGGAGGTGTGAGAAGTCTTTTCCAAACGGGTCTACGGTAGATTGTATCGGCATTCAGTTCCTCGGTCCATTATTCGGACGAATTTGGATGGGTAAAGAGAGCAGGCCATCAGCCTCGGATGGTTGTAATAGCGTTGCCCGGCGGTAGGGTCGATCAGACTACTCACCAAAGAAATCGTCTTTGGTTTCATCCAGACCGTTCTTTCCACCTGCTAAAACAATCTTTTCGGCGGTTTAGGGCTAGTAAACGGCGGAATCGAACTCGTCAGAAGACGGCCTGCTATTGCTCAACCTAGGAGCAAACTTTACTCCGGGGCAGGACTTATAGGAGGTAGTTGACTGCCTGCCCCGGTGGCTTCGGCGGAAAGGAGGCATATACGCCGAGCCGAACTTATTTCTTTTCTGGAACCTTAGCCGGTTTGGGGTTTTCTACGCAAACCGGGTCGCCCTTGTCGTTAAGTTGCGGATGGAATTGATTTCCGCATAACGCAACAAATTCGTTAATCACCGAGTCTAAAACCGCTTGTTTGGCCTGTGCATCTTTCCACTGTGGGGTCTGCTCCAAAGCAGTTCGGGCAGACTGTGACTGCGATTGAGCCTTAAAAAATCTCAAAGCCAAAGCTTCCGGCACAACCGGCGCGGAAGTTTGCGCTACAAGCGAAGCTGAGAGCACGAGACCCGCAAAAAGAGCGACGTATCGTTTCATTATTCTACCTTTCCGTGGTATCGGTAATTTGTGTTGTTCCGGATATTCTTGTGGAAGAAATCTCCGTGACTTTTTGCCCGGACAAGCCCGTTCACAACTTTCTGCGGGACCGGGGAGTAGCCATGCTTTCTACGGTCGTTCAGAGTCAAGTGCAACTCTTGGGTTTCTGGGTCGTAGGATGCCCAGTGAATCTGCTCCGAGTGGTGGATGGGCAGGGATTCCTGCATTACTTGCCTTTTGCAATCTTCTTCATGTTCTGGGCAAATATGGCTCGTTTCTCTTGGAGACCACCAGCCTTCTTACCGGCGGCAATCTTCTTCTCGGTGGCCTTACCGAAGGCCCCCGTTGTTCCCTTCTTCTCCATCTTCTTCGTTGCTTTCTGAATCCATTTTTCTGCCATTGTTTTCTCCTAAACTTTTGCGGATTTCCCTTTGGAATACCGCATAAGGTCAACGTGCTTCTTCCTCAAGCTCGCCAGAGACTGTGGCACAGGACATTTATCGAGAGTCCGTCTTACCACACCTTGTTCCAGACTCAAATATATTATACCACAATTTTTAGATCGTGTGTAAATTTGTTCCACAATTTGAGCAAAATTGATGGGAAATCTTGTTGACTTTTCCACAAGTCGGGCAGGTTGGTTTGAAGTCCACGGTCACGGCTTTCTTGACCGGGTCCCCGCCGACTACCCCACGTAATTGAAGAACAATGACTTGGCTATTTGATTCGGTCTCAAATCCCCAAGAACTCTGGAACTCTTGGTTGCTCTTGGAGCCAGCGACGGTGATTCCGGCGTCATTCGGAGGGGCCGCGCAGTTCATGGCCATGCAGTGGAAGCTTTGAGACTCACCTAGAGACCTTTGGGCTGATCTCAGAAAATTATGACCAGACCCGCGAGACTGGCCGGAAATTCCACCGGTTGTTGTTGTTATCTGCGCGTTTCCGACATTTCCTGACTGAGCAGAAGACCCCAACCCGCTGCAAGTCCAAATAATGGACGGTTTGTTGTACGGGTACCAAGGATAGTCATCCCAGTAATACCTTCTGCGCGGATGCCACTCGTCATAGTAGTGATGTCGGACGACCGGAACGTCCAAGACTTCTTTCTCAGCCCAGAACTCGACCCGGATCAGGCCGTCGTCTTCCTTGATACCCCGATGATCCTCGATCTGGCTTGTGCGCTCGATAAACTTGAACCGGTTGCCTGCCTTGAGATTTCCGTTCTTGATGAAACGTTCGAGTGTAAGCGATCCGTTCGCGGGCAGGATAAGCTTGGTGCCCTCGGTTGCGTCCACACCGTCGATGGTGACTTTGCACATGGCCCGGCGGGAGTTGAGGTTCTTGAGCAGGATTTCGTACTCACTGCCGAAGGGGAGCGATACGGCCCCGGACTGTTCGCGGAGGACCTTGCCCCCGACTTTCAAAGACGCGATGAATCTGTTCGAATACATCATGATTTTCCTTTAACAGCACACTGACTAAGTGCTCAGGGTTTAAAGTCAGTCGGTTGTGTCCAAATAATGGACGTTAGAGTTGCTTTGCTTCTACGTAGCCGGTCCGATTACCGGACATCTTGACCACGAACCAATCCTCGGGTAAGGACGATCCGGGAACATACTTGGGCCGGAACCACAGGGGAACGGTTTTGACGGCCCCGACGACGCGGTTAGATTTCAGTGGTTTCATTGGCTTCTCCGATGTTCTTCATGAGCGTTGGTCCGTCCCAGCTTCCCATCCGGATTTCTCCCTTGGGGACCCGCTCGTCCTCGACGAACTTTCCCCAGTATGGTTCGAGATAATCCAAGAAGACTGTGTTCTTGTTTGGGTTGGGGCCGTCGTCCCAGATCACGGTTCCGTCCGGAGACGTGCAGACAGATTTAAGGTGCTCCCCGGTCTTGCGATTGTACGTGTCCACGATGTTGATGTGGGACATATCCCGAATTTTGTCTCCGGAAATCCTAAGGTCGTCCATTATTTGGACTCCTCGAAAAACGACCTAGCCTCTTCCTCCGTAATCCCATCCTCCGGCCCCCACACAGCAAGACTACCTTGGTTCAAAGCATTTTCCGAAGCCTCATCAAGCAAATTCGTCAGCAGGCTGGAGCCATCTTCCTCTTCCCGGGTGATTTCGCAGACAACGTCCCTAGCCCATTCTAAATTGTCGATGATCTTCCAACGTGGAACGTATTCGGCCTTCTCCCACTCGTAGGTCCAGAACGGTGTGTCCCTGCGCTCGGCCTGCGCGGCCCATGCAAGAGTGTCAATCCCAATGCGGATGACCAATTCATCGCCTTCTATTTTGCAGCTAAGGGGTTGATCTTTCATTTTCCACCTACCGGAATAGCATCAGGAAAATACTTTTGCTGCAAAGCGACTCCGTACGGATCACCTTCTATTTGCGGATAGAGTTTCTGGAGACGTTCGCATTCGGAGCAACCACTGGCCGGTCGATAGCCCGCAAAATTGCACCAGACGTGGTGATCTTCATACCATTCCGGATGAAATATTTTCTCGTCTCTCAACTGATAGGTTTTCATGGGCGCAAACCCCCGGTCGGTCCGTGCTTCCGAATAACATCCTTAATTCTGTTATCCAACAACTCCAAATAGGAGTTTTCGGTTAAAAAATTCGCGGACTTGAACTTTTGCCAACTTACTTTTCCGAGAGTAAGTCCGTTTTCTAAAGGAAGAATAGTCACGCGCCCTCCACCATAATCCTGTCCAAAGTTTCCCTCATATTTCGGACAAGTCTCTCGACTACTTCATCAATGCACTGCTGTAGTTCCGGAGAGATGTTCCCGAAGTCTACGCACCAAAGTCTTTGCTTATCCAAGTGGACGAAATCCCTGTATTGCTCCGGGATCGTGTCAAGGTCTTTTCCGCAGCGGGGGCAGAGGTTCATGCGACCCTCCCGACATTCTTCCAGATCACGTCGTCTCCTTCCGTTAGGTCTCCGGGTTCGCGACCCCAATCGATTTTCTGAGCGTCCATCCAGTCGGCTATGCGGCGGTGTTCGTCGGCCAGACCTTCATTCTTAATTCGATTGGCTCTATACGATATCACGGCTACGTTGCCGGGGACGTATCCCAATTCAGGTTTGATGCGGTCGAGACTAGGAGAATTGTCTCTGGAGTTCATATCACCGAACTCAAGCTTCACCCCGAGGATCGGGCAGAACTCTGGGATAACAATGTCCTGAATCGTGATCGTGCAAAGGACGCCGGATTTCTTGCAACGCTGTTTGGCTAATTTGAGGAGTCCATTTTCTGGATTATCCTTCAAAAATTGTTTTTGTTGGGCCTTCTGCTTTTCCGCGTGATTGGGATAAGCCGCGTTTTGTCTTTTGCGGATAGTTTCTTTGTTGGACTTGTAATACTGTCGGTTATGCTTTCTTGTGCATTCGAGGCACCACGAGGTAAGACCATCCAACTTCTTACCAAATTCTTTGAGGAGTTTTGGCTCCTTACATTTTGAGCAAATTTTTGTTTCCATCTCATCTCCACATGAGTCGAAGTTGGGGCCGTAGTGGAGTACGACCCCTTCCTCTTGAATTCGAATCCAAAACTATTATAACACAGATTCTTGAGAATAGTTGTGGAAATTCGAATTATTTTCGTCCGATTAGCTAGACGACGTTTCACTCTGCAAACGACGCAGCGTCATGGTCGAGCCGGGACGGAGCGTGTTTGTGTAGCGTCTTGACTGTTATCTGCTTTATTATAAGCAAGATCGGTCATTTCTGCCGATCTCTCATGCTTCGTTTCGCATGAGAACGGACTATCGCATACCCTTTTCGGGTCCCTCTCGCTTAGTCTCTCACGGTGCTTTCGCTTCCGCCTTGTTCCCATCTCAGGGTTCAAGTCAATCAGAGAAGGTTTAGACAACGCTGGCTGTCAACGTTGTAGCTCACCCAGCCCCCGATTTGACGGGCCGGATCAGATACGCTGCCTTGTTCAGGGGCGCTTTGGATGACGTTTCTGTTACCTCGTCCATTATTTGGACGTGGGCAGATCATTTCTGTCTGCCTCTCTATGTTGCCATAGAGACCGGAGCACATCATAACCCGCTTGGGGTTCCTCGTCTATGCTCTCTACACACTTCCCAATTTCTTGGGCTTGGCTCGGGGTTGTCCGCTTGGGAGTTTCTCCGAATTAGCGAGGTTTTCGAAGGCCATTGCTGACCTAAGCTGCTTCTTTTCCAATAAGATACAGTTTGTAGTTCTTGCTGCCGTCTTCGGGATTCTTTCCGAGGAATACGCTAAAGATAGCGTCGTCTCCGAAAATATACGTGTTCGGAATTTGTTACTCTGTCATAGACAGGGGATGATCGTTTCCGTCATCCTCTGCATGTCGCCATGCAGCCCGGACTATACCATCACCCTCTTGCGAGGGGCATCGTCTCTAGTCTCTACACCTTCCTGATTTCTCAGGCTTGGCTCGGTATTGACTCTTTCGAGTGATCCACCGAATTTACGATGTGTTCGAAGAGAATTACTTCTCTAAGCTACTGATTCTAAATAAGTTAGATCGATAGTATGTGTTTCCCGAAATAGTGACTGTTGGCGCAGTTGACGTTTGTTTAAACGTAACTCCGGCGAACTTAATCACGTCGTCGTTCTTCGGCAGTTCGTACAGCATCTTTGCCATCTCAGGATCGCGCTTCACAATGTCCGTGAGGCCATTGAAAGACGTGTCGTTGAGAACATCGCGAACTACGTTCGGGTGGATGACTCCGCCGTAGCTGTTGTTCACGAGGGGCCGTGCGTTTACGCTTACCAGCGACTGCACTGCCGAGCGAAGGTTGTTCGCCGTCAGGTAGGAGCCGTTTGCAAGCTGGATGTTGACCAGCGAGTCCACCGCGACAGCCGAGTCCGCAGTGATCTGGACAAGGGAGTTCAGGGTAAGAGCCAGCCGGTAGTTCAGTTCGTTTGCCAGATTCTGGAGCAGACCCGGGTCATCGATTGCTACGTCCAGCGCGAGGTCAGACGAGTTGATGAAGTCGGCGTACTGTCCAATAGTCGCGACGATCTTGGTGCTTGATTCCGAGATCGGGGAGCCTTACTTGTGTTTTAGGAATTCAGTATCACTACTGATTCGCTCCCGCAGTCTCCTGCGGGGTCGGACTCTATCACCTGTCCATTATTTGGACAGTCTACCGTATTAGTCTCTTGGGAGATTCCTCGTTTATTCAACGTTCTCATTTTCAAGAAGCAGCCTAGCTTTTGTTCTTTCGACATGGAGTGGTTGTTTCTCACCCAATCCAAAAATACAACTGCTCTGTCTTTTTTCGCCACAAGGTAAGGAATGAAGGACAGAAATTTTTTCTCTCTGCTCTTTCTTCCTTGAATTCCTCGTTCTTCGGAAAAAGACCACGCGCCTTCGTCTCTAGCATCCTTTTTCTTGAATACTGAGAATCGACCCCCAAAGCGAGGAACGATCCACTCGAAAATTCTATTGTCTGTGTTAGAAATTCGAGCGTAAGAAGTATATGATCCTTGTCCTTTGCTCTTTCTCTTTTGGATAGCAAATGATCCCTCTGCGTCAAACAGACCGGATAAGTAGGCCCAATCTGTCTTGGTTGGTTCTATTCTCGGGTTGCGGCTAGAATTTACCCACGCTTTGCTAACTGGTACATAGAAACCGTTGGAGCCTTCTAGACTTTCCTTCAAATCCATCCTAGCAAAAGGATTACGTTCTGATCCTAGAGAGAAAAATTGAATCGAGATTTGTGCTTGTTCTTTCTTTAAAATGAGATACGGAAAAACATTCGAAGGGATTTCAGAATCGCCGGAGTACCAAGTGTACTTCTGCTTCCGGTTTCCCTTTGTTGTCAATTTACGATATTGACCGCCGAATACCTCGACAAGCCAATTCATTAAGACCCTAGAAGTGGAATATACGTTTATTGTCCACTGATACCCAGCCCTTTCGTCAAATCGAACGCTGAAGCTTCCGTCGCCGTCTATAAGACCAGCCAGAAAAGCCCATCGGGTGGGATGAATGTTATTCCGCAAAGAATTTTCCTCCGTCTTGTCTGTATACATTATACCACACTCAAGCAGCTTTTGTACGCAGATATTGACGGATTTGGGTAGATTTTAGAACCGCAGGTTTGTTCACGGTTCCCTCGGCAGCTTGGTTCAGGTTCGCAGCAAGCAGCGCGTAGGTGTAGAACTGAATCTGGTTACCTTGCCGCAACGGCAGCGGGCGCTGCTTGGTCATGGAAAGGAAGGGAGTTTGCGCCTTCAGGTTAGGAACTGCCTCGCGCTCATAGTGGATAGCCACGAGGTTGGGCAGAGCACCCGAAGTCACAATTGATGCAGGAGAGTAACTCATGGTTACTCCTTTGTTTGGTTAATTAAGAGCGCCGGGCCGCGATTTTCTGCCTGCGAACACCACCAAGCAATGCCTTGATTTCTTCGTCAGACAGATTGTCTAAGTCCTCGTCTGTGGGCGCAGTCGGAGCAGGAGGCGGTGCTGCCGTAGCATCACTTCTTCCAATTCCTAATGCCGCTCGCGGGCGCGTCTCCGTTTTCACAATCCGTGAAGTAGAAGCCGCTGGCGCAGGTTGAGGTACCGGTTGTTGGTTCACCTCTACCGGCGGAGATGGTTTGGGAAGTCGAGGCTTGATTAGAAGACCGTCTTCAGTCAGGTCCTCGAAAGCTTCCTCAAGATTTTCGACAGTGTAGTTTCCGGTTTGCCAAAGTTCGGTGAAAATATCACCGGCGTTGGATTCCGTAGCCGTCTTGCCGAGTTTAAATTTGGCCAGCCACTTGATCAGCGACTGGAAATTCTTGTTTTCCGAATCCGGGTAGTATTCCGGATTTCTTGCTAGAAACTCGCGGCTAATGGCCTCGGTCTCTAAATTCATGTTGGCTTGGTCGCCCTTCTGGGCTTTCATTACCAAGTCGTCCAACGAAAGGTTTGTCCGCTTCTTGACTAGCATGTCAAGGGCTGCGGCGGGGTCGGATTCCCATAGAGCCTTGATCTCAAAAGTTTCGTCCGCCGTAAGTTGTCTACTCGTAGGCTGCGAAGTCTCTTGAACCGGCTGTCTCCGGGCCGGGGCCGCGAGCTTCACCTTCTTGTTCAGTTCCCGAATCTTCTTGGTCGCGTTCAGCTTGCCCTTGAGAACGTTCACCATCAACTCGTTCTTGGTGTTACCCCAGAAGACTTCTGCGTGGCCCGTGCCGGGGTCGAGGGTGGCTTTCCATCCCTTCGATTCCCTTTCCAAGGTAACAAAAGCACCGTCTTCGAGTTCAACGATCTCGGGACCCGTTGGCTCTTCGACCGGAGGCGCTGGAGGAGCGGGTGGCTCCTCAACAACTTCCTCGCTCGGGGCCGGAGGCTGGTTGCCGACAATGTCCGGGTTGAGCGGGGTCTGGGGCTCGTCATCGAGCAGGGAAGGATCGACTTCGTCCTTCGATGTCATGCCGAAATCAACGGTTGATGCAAATGGGTCTGGTGTTCCGTCGGCGTTTACTAGCCACGGGTCAATAACAGGTGTGGGCATTCATGCTCCTCGATTGAAATCCTCAATCACGGGGTGTGGTTTTTTGGTGTTTACGTCAATTTAGTTCCACTTTGGAACGAAAGTTGATGTGTAGAGCAAGTCCATTATTTGGACTCTTGTGACTTGTTTTTGTCGCCTTCGATTAAGTCAAAAGGGTTTAAGTTATACATAGGATGGGGAGGAGGATAGTTTGGGATGTAGCCATAGAAACTCTCATGACGCCGGGGATCAAACTCATCTTCGCTTATGCGGGCTATTTCCTCGGGAGTCATTTTGGAAAGAAGAATAGGTTCTATTTTCATCTTCCTCCCTGCGCTGATTCCACTGCTCGGCGAATTCCGTGGATCGCAGTCTTCAATTCCTCGGGCGGCTTGTTCGCGAAGTCCACGGCGTCGTTGATGCTCTTCTGGAAGTAGTCGAAGATGTCATTCGAGGCCGAGGCGGCGGCGTGGGCCAGCGGAACTTGTTTGTCCCCTGGCGCTAGTGCGACAAGGGCGTCGCGGTATTTATCCCGGTAGTCCTTCAGGACTTGGACAACGAGTTCCCAGTCCGGGTCCAGAACAAACTTGCGGAGTCTCCGGCCTTTTTCATACAGGTCCAGATTGCTCTCAAGCTGGATTGCGTCCTGCTCGGGGTCGGCAATTAGTGGTAGTCCATACGGGTTCTCAGTCATTTTTCACCAACGAATCGAGGTCCGTATACTTCGGAGTTGCTGGACGAATCTGCGGTTGAACCCGAACTTTGCAGGCGTTCAAGAGTTTGCGCAACTCCTCGTCACTGAGGTTGTCGTATTCTGTAGCCGAGAAGTACTGATTCTTGTCTGGCTTTGCTGGGTTAAATGCTCTCATTATGCCTCTTTTCCGCGCATGATTATTTGGGGCGCATTCGGACCGAACAGGATGATGTCAAAATCTCCCATAACATCGCTGGCTACTTGCGGGATAACCGGAACATCTTCTGGAATTATCGGGTCGTCGTTTATAGCAGAAGAAGGATAGCAACAACTCTTCATCTTCCTCCATTGAGCATAATCGAGATCAGAAGGCCAAAACTGACGTTGACAATTTAGACATATCCCGAATTCAACGCCGGTATTCAGAGTATGCCATACTATTGCGGTTCTACCCCAAACCATATCCGCTGCACAACTTTGTGGTGTGTCTCCGACTATATGAGAGCAATCTTCCGGAGAGTTTACTTTGAACTTCGGGTTTATCTTCTTGAGGTTTTCAAGAGATAACGGAGGGGAAGACGGAAGTGTCGGAAGCGATCCGCTTTTAATAGGTGGTGCTGGCGAGTACATGCTTATCTCCTATGCCGTAATCCACGGCTACGGATGATTGTGTCCATTATTCGGACGGGTTATGCTAACGAACCAAAGCCTTGTGTTGCTGTTGGTTCTCCAGTCATGTTTTCGGGGGCCACCGAGGCTTTAAATCCTTCTCTCAAAATGTCTCTTGCGGCCCGGGCGATGTTATTTGCATCTTCTTGCTGTTGTTGAAGTTGAGACTTTTGAGCAATAAGCTGCTGTTGCTGTAGGAACTTCTGTTCATTCTGCGCCCCAGCGGACTGCGCCTGCTGTCTCTGCAAATCTTGTGGGGTCATGTCAACGATCACGTCATTGAGATTCGGGAATTCCGCCGCCTCAAACCACATGCGGACTAATTCATTCACGTTCACTTTCTTGCCTTCTACAGCCAACTGCTCTAGGATAGCCGGTTGAGAAAGGAATTGAGAAAGCTGAGGCAAAGCCTGATTCATGTTCCGGCGCGTGGTCATCTTACTCCCGGCCAGAACTTGAAACTTGACTCTTGCGTTCAAGATATCAATCAGGTCTCCGCCGGTAGTGACATACTCATGCTTCAGTTCGTCGGACATGATGTAGTCCAACTGACTGATTGGGAGCATGGACCGGTTCATCTCTTGGAGGTCATAGAGGAACGGAACGATAACTTGTGCCGCAATCTTGTCCACGAAGTCTGCAATCGGGGTGTTGGCTCCAGCGAGAATTCCAGAGGCTCCTGCGGAACTCCGGGCCATGTTCGAGTGTCCGCTGGCACCCACGTCTCCGCGTGCAGAAACAGGATTTCCTGAAACCATGTCCACACGAGCCGAGGACATCGCCAGCAATTCGCCTGCCTCAGGGACTGGGGCCGACCGCATGAGCGGCTGCATGTCGCCTTGGTTATCAACCTCGATGATCTTGCCGGGGCCGATACGGATATTCTGCGTGGGGATTGATTTGCCCCGGACGCGAACCATGGGCATATTCAGGTTCAGCGAGGCGTTGTCTATAACAAGGTTTGTAATACCGGTCTGAAGTCTTTGCTCAGTCCCAATAGTACGCCCAAGACCCATTGACCAGAAAGCTCCGGGGATATCCCACCACCCGATTGAAAGGAAGGGGATTTTCCCATAGACATTCTTGTCGTTGTAGATCACCAATTTCTTCTGGAGAACCACGATATAGGTCTTGTTATCCCAACGCTCCAGAATTTCAAGAGGCTGCTGAGTGGGGTCGGCTGTGGTCGGTTCCCAACGGGGGTCGCCTTTTGCTTCCCAAAGGGGGTTGCGGTTTCCTTCTTCGTTCGGGGCGGTCTCGACGGGCTCTTGTGGAGGCAGGAACAAAGCAAGAAGCTCGTCACGAGAAGGTAGATTGTATCCATCGCGGTCGCGAAGATCGTCCAATTGATCCCAGGTCATATACCGGCGGCGGATAACATACTTCGCCTTTCGGATGTCAGGGACCTGTAATCCCGGATCAACCAGCACTTCTCTCAAGTTCACGATGTGCTCGAAGGTCGGGCGGTCCACCACCTCTTCGATTACTTCTTCTTCTAGCTCATCATCCGAGATCGTTGCCGGGGGTGCCCCGGGAATCTGGCTCTGAATCTTGACAACTGGGTTCTTCCGCTTAATGATCTTCCGCTCGCGGGTGAACTTCTCCCATCCTTCTTGGAACATTGCGGTTCCGAAGAGCAGGCAGTTCATTGTCCCTAGCCGGATTTCCTCCTTGAAATTGATGTCCTCAAGTTGGTATTGCAGCAGGGCAGAGACGGCCCGAGCGGCTTGTGCCGTAGTTCCGGGGCGCTCTTGAATGATGAACGGGGGGTTCTCGTAAAAGAGACCCGCCAGCGCCTGCGGATTGATGCCGTTTACGGCGCAGGCAACCGTAAAGAAGCTGATGGAGGCGGCTTCCGATTGCGTGCCGGGCCAGTAGCGGGGATTCCAAGGCGACTGGTAGAGTTGAGAAGAAGCCGTCCATGACATAATCCACGCACGGTTTTGCTCACCTTTTTCAGCACGTTCCGCATCCTGAACTACAAGCGCGAGGCTGGCAGAATCTTCGTAGGTACCGGTGTTTATGCGATGCCGAGCCTCTTCGGGCGTTATGCTTTCGTGAGGATTCCGAATTGGTTCGGGGAGTACAGCCATTTATCTCAGTTCCTTACGCATCCAAAACTTTTTGTTCAATTACGTCATTTCTGACTCGGAAGAAATAGTCAGCCGCCATCTTCTGTGCAGCCCTATTTTGAGCCTTGTTCGGTACAGAAGCATCGATAACCGTTTTGATATCTTCTTCTAGGTTGTTCAACAGGGAAATGACATATCCCGTTGTGGGGAATTTATGGCAAGCATCTTCCAGTGCATAACGTTGTTCTTCTAACATTTGAATTGTCCTTAGATTGGATTTTGCCGATTGCTTAGAGTGTTATCGGCACCACTTTTGTCCGAATAATGGACGAGTTGTTCTCAAAAGTTAGGGGATTGACCTCAAAATGAGTACAATTTCTGTACTCAAAACGGGTACGATTGTCTACCGAAAAGGGTACAGACTAAACTTCCGGGGTAGCAGCGTTGACCGACATCTGGCCGGTCTCGAAGTCTACTCCGCCCCTCTTATAGCTCATGGCCATCGGTGCGGTTCCGGATTCGCCCTTATTCTTCATGACCGGGAAATCGGCTTTGCCCCATACACTCGGCGTGTTATCGCCGGAGTCTTGTGTGTGCATTGGGCCTTCCTGCATTTCCGTTAACTTCACGAGTTGATTACGTCCAGACTCCTGTCCAGCGGGACCGGAGGCACCTACATTTGGCCAATCAGAGCCCTTGGCTTCGCGAGGGGATTCGAGATTTCCGCCGAGCGCGATCAATTTTCCCATATTTGAATCAGTATTCATGTTACATTCCTCTTGGTGGTGTTAAGTTCGCGCTAGGCGAGGGTGATGCGGTCGGGGTACTTGTCGGACCCCACAAAGTTGATTTTGGCTTGGTCGGTAGAAATCCGAAAGGCGGGGGAGAGATTAGTCCATTATTTGGACCAGGAACCGGTGCAGTATAGCCATTCGGTCTGTCTACCTGAAGATGCGGCTGATATGTAAAGCCGTGAAGTTCGTATGTGCCGGTATTCTGATTATCGGATTGCCTCGGCATGTGGCCCTTAACGGACTTCCCCGCTTGGGCCCTCCACTGTCCCGGCTGACAAGGATCGCCGTTGTATTCGGCTACCACTGTTCCCGTATCATCTAGGATTCTGATTTCGAGTTTCATATCTAGCCAAAAATCCCGATTCCAAGAACGTTATCCATGCCTCCCGGAGTCTCTGTCCGAATGTCGGGCTCTGGAACCCATTCGTCTGTAGTTACGACTGCATACGGGTCCCAAACAATTGCGTTGCCTTGATTATCGGTTTGTAAGACCACGCCGCGCCCCCCGCCTTGGTAGTTCTCGTCGTAGAGTTGGTGCCAACCTTGCTGATCTACCCGGTAGAACATGTCGGTGTTGTTTTCGACGATGGCCTGTACGGCCTGTGGGGCATACATGGGCTGGTACCCCAAGTTGTCCGGGATGTCATCGTGGTGATGAGCCGATAGGCATCTCTCGAATTCGTCGTAAAGGATGTCCATCGACGGGTATTTCGGTTGCAAGCAGAAGTTGGCGAACTTCAATCGGCCTTCTTCGACCCACGGAATCAAAGAACCCATCCGGACTTTCTTGGCGTCTATCTGATTCGGCGGAGTAACCCAGTTGATGTGTGTGCAGACGTTGATGACGTGGGAGTCATTGGTCTTGTATGCCTCGGCGTGAATAGTAGGTTCTAGCCCTTTGGAGCCGCCCGCATCTTCTATTCCGAGTATGAACGGTCGTTCTTCGACGACCAGATCAACAATGGCTTTTGCTACTGTAAACGGGTTGAACCGGTCTCGAACAAGTTTGCGAACATACCCGACGGTCTTTCTTCCGCCTGTCTTCTTTCCTTGGGCGTCGTAAACATCCTCTTCTCCCCACATGACCGAACTGCCTACGCAGAAATCAGACCCCTTTTTTTGGCTGAAGCTAAGGTCCCAGAACTGCGAGACTGGACCGGAGCGGGGAAGCATGTTGTAGGGGATGGTGGCTTTGATAAGCGAAAGGCGATTGAATCCACGCTGCGAGGCAATTCTCGGGTTCTGATTTAGCTGCCCTTCGAATACCTTTTCGTTTTGGGTGAATTCACCCATCAACCAAGCGTAGGATTGCTGCTTGGGGAGGAGAAGGATACAGCCGTCTTCCCCGGCCTCAATGTAGTTAACTGGCCTGCCTTCTGCTCTGAGTCGTTCTTCGACTTCTGCTTTTATCTGACAAGCTTTACCGATTAGGATATCGACGTGATTGGTTCTGTTTCTAGTCAGGACCCATCCAGTACCGCTGATTACTTCTAGGTCCGCAATAGCTTTTCCGGTTACCGGATCATTGCCAACTTTAAGATACTTTTCGAGTAGAACACCATAGTGCTCTTCTTCGGCGTATCTGGTGCCTACATAGTCTCGGTAGAAACCTCCGGGCATTAGGAGTTTCTCAGCCAAGAACAACTTATCGGAGATGGTCGAACATTGCTCGGCGGTTTCGGAGTTTCTGTCCGACACGGCGTCGTCCGCCTTGATCAGTTCGAAACGCCAGCCAGCCTTTGTCTTTCCTACCGAGGAGGCGAATACCGTGGGCTCTTTGCGGCCCGTTTTCTTTCGCTTGTATTCCGGGGTAGTAAAGACGTTCCCCGCGCCCATGTCTTTCGACAGGCAGCAATGTTCTGGGAAAAACAGGTTGAAGAATGTGGGTTCATCTTCCCGAAGGGTGAAGAACCCCTTGATCTCGGAGATAAATCCCTTCGACAGAGAAGCTTCGGCGGTCAGATACAGTATTCGGATCGTCGGGTAGTTGATGATCCACTGAACCGTGTCGATGTGGTCGTAGCTGGACTTAGCTCCGCCCCGGGGCCACAGAAGGATTCTGGTCTTGACCGGACTCAGTTTTTTGATTGGAACATCCGGGTCTTTTTTTACGAACAGTTCTGCAAAACAATCGTACTGAGGATCAAGGAAGAAGTTCTCTTCTACCGGACGGGTTCCCTGCTCGCTGGCTACTTGAGAGTCCCAGAGAAAATACTGAGCCAGCCACTTGAGGTCTCGTTGGCTTCTGCGTCTGACCTCTATCCCCAAGTTGGATTTCGGGATGCGGTCCACACCCAGTTTGGCTTCACTGATCAAGTCGGCTTTGTTATGTACGAGAAAATCGTACAGAACTCTGCTCGGAATATTTTCCCCGCTACCGTATTCCTCTACAAGTACCTTAAAATCTGAAGTCATTCGCGTCCATTATTTGGACAAATCTTTCTTGTCCTCGGGGCTCCAATAGCGGCAACATCCATCAACTGGGTCGATTATTTTCAATCCAGTTCGCTTGTCGCTCGGTACCTGCTTGTCCTTCAAAACTACCTTCTGTCGGCAGAGATTCTTTCCTGACCGGTATTCACAGGACCCGCAGTGAATCCGAAGAGGGGTCTGTATGTACTCCGCGAGGCGTGTGCCTTCTCCGTGTGGTTCGGATTTTCCAAGCACGGATTTTGCGCGGGAGTCAGACATTATTTCTTCTTGACTTTCTTTGGAAGTTTCTTACCCTTGGAGGCTTTGTTCCACTCGTCAACGTTCACGCCTTGTCTTTCGAGCTTCTTACGGTTGACGTTGAAATACGCTTCTTGTGCCTTGGATTTATACGGCATTCTTACCTCCTTCTGCGGCTAGGTCCCTCAAGATCATATCTGCGATTAAAACTCGGTTGTCGTGATCTGCGGCAATCGAATTGTACCCATTGAGACGAGAATTTCTAGCCGCGATAGCATCTTGCTTCCTTGTTTCGCTGACGTACATACGTAAACGATCCAGACACTCAGAAGTCATATATTAGGGTCGTGCTCCGGCGGTCATAGCCCAAAAATAATAAGACGGTTCGGCTAACTGCGCTCCTATCTTGATCGCTTCATATCCCGTCTTTATGTAACATCTAAATCCTTTGCAGGGGGGTGGATACAAGAAGGAGTGAAATTTGGTTTGGAAATCCGTGGTCGTCTGACCGAGATTGGAACTGATTGTATTGAAATTATGTATAGACCCGGCTAAGTCCGAAGAAGTTAAGAGAGAATCGAAATGGTTAAAAGATTGGTCCGCGTCCGCGTATAGTTTATCTTCCTGCTGATAGAATCTGTCTTGGTTCTTATCGAAGGAATTAACGGCTATCTCTACTTGTCCGATAGCCAATCTGCTGGTATTCAGAGTCTTCGCTACGTCTGCGACGGTTCCGCATGGTCCAGGAACACACGGTGCATTCACCAACGCTACGGTCTTTTGCAAGCCGACAGCAACCCCGGAAGCCTGTTTCGTAAACTCCCCGATTTGCTTACCTACTTCAGAGGTAGTTTGCGATACTCCCGAAAGAGTCTTATTGGCTTGGTCAATTGTGGAGTTTATGTGTGTAATCGATGTATTCGCAGCGGAGATTGTTGCCGAAATCTGGGGCACTAATGTTTCCTCGGTCTGAATCGTCCTGTATATCAGGAACGACCCAAATCCCAAGAACACAATCACTGAAACTAGTACCCCGGATTTTAACCAATCGAGAAGTTTCATTCGCAGTCCATTATTCGGACAAGATTAGGCGGCGGGAGCCGTCGAGGACAAAGAGGAAGCCAGGGAGTTGATTTCGGTCACAACCTTGGTAACAGTAGCAACGCTGTTCGAGTTGGTAATGTGTCCAGCAGACAGAAGCGACCCGAGATTCGTTGAAATGCTTGATAGAACGCTACCGACAGTAGGATTCGGGCCGAAGTCGTAGATCAATCCACTTGCTGCGGTGAGACCCGCCTGGGCGTCGGAAACAACTTTTCCGACAATAGCTCCAGCCGGAGCACCCGCTTCGGCAGTAACCACGGTCTGAAGGGCCGGACCGGCATATTTCAAAACCGAAGCAGCAACTGTTTCAATTGCGGGGGCTTTGCCGACCAAAATTGCCAATTCTTTTTCGGCCCAAGCGCCGAATGTGTGAAGGGTAGATAGAAAGCTCATTTGTTTTTCCTCAATTATTTGGGTTGAGCCGGGTTTACCGGCGGAATAGGGTGGGTCTCCGGAGGCGCTTGCCCTCCTTTGAAGCTAACGAAAAGATGCAGAAAGTCATATACTATGCCGTAGATTACCCGAAAGAAGTCTCCGACAGACTTAATCTGAACGGTTTTTGGAGGTAATGCTCCGACAAGGGCATTGAGCACTAGCATTCCGCCGCTGGTTCCGGCAATGGCTCCCCAATTGTTCACGATAAGTTGACTCGCTGACATAGGCGTTTTTGGATTCTTTCTGGGATTAGATTTGAACTACATTCCCGGGGGCGGCGGGGCTACAGCAGATGAAGCTCCAGCGGAAGCTGCATCCGGAGTGGGAGCAGCAGGCATAGGCGGCTGATCGCCCATTGTGTCATCAATGTGGCTGTGAAGAGAGTTCACGTCCGAAATTGGGTTCTCCTCTTCTTCTGGGGTGACTCCCGTATCCGGGTCTGGTTTGTGGGAATGACGGACAATGAAGCCGCCCTTGTGACCCCGTCGGATGTGAATTTCATGCGGTTTTTTGCCGCCGGATTTCGACTTTGATTTTCCCTTACCGCCGAGAACATGACTTGCTCTGGACGATCCGTGAGATTTTTCTGCCATAACTTTTCCTTTTGTCAATTACCCGACTAGGGCGTATACGGTAGTGACCGTCCATCCCGTACCGGCTGTAGCGCCGAATTTAAAGAGAGCCCCGGACAATCCTGATATGTTGTATTGATTAGCGACCAAAGAAGCGGTATCTCCGGAAGTTAGACCAGTTAAAACAATAGGCTGAGTTGTGTTCGCGGGAATAGCGAACCAAGTTGCTCCCTGATCTAAACTGCCTTCAAGAATCCACGTCGGGGTAGTAACCGCGCCCCCTGACCCAACAACCGTAAGAAATCCGCGAAACAATTGGGTCGTTTGCGGGATTCCAAATTGAAGCGGGGTGTTGATGGCCGCAATCGTCCCTATTTTGGTCGGGGTGCGAAGAGGTACTAGGACAGTTGGGAGGGTGCTTATGGCCATGGTTGGTCCTTCATAATTTAAAGTGATCGCGTATTAACGCTTTGAATTCCAGCACCCGACTTTGCATACAACACTGACAGGATTTGGGGGCGGAATCGCGGACGACAAGAAGGTCGCCCAAATGATCTTTGAGGGCAATTTCCACGTCTCGCAAACGAAGGTGCCTATCGACCCCCCATCCGCAGACGATCAGAAATCCAATAAAGAGAAGCCATTCTATCATTGGACCTCATAAGAATAGGGGACCCGGAGGCCCCCTATGGTTTGGATTACGTGCGGTTGATGACGAACTCCGACAGAGTCAGGGTCACCCCTGTGCCAAGAGCGGAAACGGTGAACGTCGGGAAGAAGTTCAGGTCCGAAGTGCCAAGGCTTGCCACCGTAGCAGCAGACTGAGTAACCGATACAGTCGCTCCCTTGATGAACTGAGTCTGTGCGTTCGCACAATACAGCGCCTTGCTAACCGAATCCCAGATGTACTGCTGATACAAGGAGAAGTTGATCGAGGCTCCGTTCGTACCGACAGCCGTTGCGGTTCCAGTCGTGAGCTTAGTCACGCCGGTTCCCGAAGGACCTGCCGTAAGAGTAGCCGGGTATCCACTTCCTGAAGGACCTACGGCAATGGCTGCGTTCGTCACCTGATACAGGTTGATGGTCAGGTTTGCGGTTGCGGTCGTGGTGATCTTGCCGGTGATCTTCACTTCAAAAGCGTGACCATCCAGTTCTCCGTATGCGATATCAGGAGACGGTGCTACATAGACCAACGTCGGATAGGTGGTGGTGGACAGCGGGAAGATGGGGGAGGGGAAACCAGCGTAAACGCCCGACGCCGACGGCGCGAGAGTAGCAGTTTCCGTAGTTTGTGCGATAGGTGCCGGGAAATTGTAGTAACCGGCTACGGTATCTTGACGAGCCATTGAAGATTCCTTCAGAGACCTAAGCGGTCTCAATTGTGATTTTGATTTTTCCCATAGGGATTACTGGGTGTCCGGGGCTAGTAGAGAAGTGCAGGGATACGGGGTAAGAAAATTCTCCCCACTCTCCGTCTGCCTTGATTTCCAGAACCTCCTCCGCCTTTCCGGTCCAAAGCGATTGGCGTCCTTTTGGGGGTTTGGGAAAGCTACTAACCACACAGCTTTTCACACGCAGGTCGGCTGTGATTGTTGACTCGGGCATATTGCTCTCGTGGATTCCCGGCTCTTGGCTCGGGTCTGATTAGTCCTGTTCCGGACTAAACTTGTTGTCCAAATAATGGACTATTTCTTTTTCTTGGAGGCCAGAGTTGCGGCCTTCTTCAAGAAGGACTTGGAGTGGTACTTTGCTTCCATCGAAGGAGTTTCTTTCTTCTCCGAATGCTTCATAGCTTTCTTCGTAGCCCTAGCGATTTCCTTTGTTTGATGGATTGAAATGGAGCGGGCGGCGGGAGTCGAACCCGCGTCTCTGACTTGGAAGGACAGGGCACTAGCCGCTATACCACGCCCGCTTTAAGATGGTCCCGACCGACCGCATCGAACGGTCAACCTTTCGGTTATCGACCGAATGCTCTCGCCAATTGAGCTAGGTCGGGATGAAGATGGTACCGAGGGTAGGATTTGAACCTACGAAAAACTAGTTTGTAGGACTAGCGCCATAGACCACTCGGCCACCTCGGCATGGAACCCGCAGCCGGACTCGAACCGACATCTCCAATTACTGCGTACTCCTTCGGAGGGAGGGCAGATATGCGGGCAAAAACTTGGAAACCCGGGCCGGACTTGAACCGACATCTGATTCGTTAGGACCGAACCGCTTTTTCCGTTAAGTTACCGGGTCAAAATGGAGCAGCCGGGGAGAATCCAACTCCCATCTTCGGTTTAGAAGACCGAGGCCCTTTGCATTGGACGACGGCTGCGAAATTGGTGGGAGCGGCGGGACTCCAACCCGCATTTCACGATTTAAAAGATCGGTCTTCTAGGCATTGAATTACGCTCCCAATTTACCTAGGACTCAAATCGTGAATTTAAATTTGTCTTCTGCGTTGCAACTCTTTGAATACACTCCAATATTGACAAAGACGAGTACATCTTGCAGGGTCTGACACACAGGCGCTTGGTATTTGTTCCCAAATTTCCGCTGTAAGATCAGACAATTTTTCATCGCTGACTTCCATATAATAAAATAATTCGTCTTCTGTCAACTCTGGAGGATACATATTTTACAATTCTGGTGGGTTGCCAGAGAATCGAACTCTGTTCTGAAGGTTAAGAGCCTACTGCTTCGCCATCTAAGCTTGCAACCCGTGGGACCGGAAGACGGATTCGAACCGTCGCGCATCAGCTATCTGCTGACAACAACCGGGTTTATAAGTCCCAGCGCCTCGCCCGAGGATTCCGGCAGAATTCTTTTACGAACATATATGTCGTATTCGGCTGTAGCTAAATCTAGTTCGTACTTAGCTGCCGCAGCCCTTGCTAAAATCCTCTGTGCTTCTGGTTCGTGCTCGTAACGACAACGAAGTTCGTGTGTGATCAACATACTTGGTACCGCACTTCAGATTCGAACTGAACCTTCCGCCTTATGAGAGCAGAGTCCGTACCGTACGGGTGCGGCTAAATTTCCACAACAACCGTTCTTTCGATTGGATATCTTACAAAACTTTCGTTGAGTTTAAGTTTAGTATCCCCTGCCGCTTCGTACGCAGTCGATCCAAATGGATAAAAATATCCATTCTCCACAATCCCCAACGAAGGATGTTGTCCGTCAAATACGTGTCTGCACTCAACTATTCTCATAAAATGGCATGGGCGGAGAGATTCGAACTCTCTAAATGCTTGTTTTGGAGACAAGTGCGTATCCAGTTACGCTTCGCCCATGTGGTAGCCCTACTCCGATTCGAACGGAGACTTCATCTGATTCGTAGTCAGGTTGACTTTCCAATTGCCGATAGGGCCTCAATATGTTTTTTCTTCTCTTCGTCCCAATTCTTACAAAGTTCATCCCAGTCTGTAAGATAAGGAAGCGTTGTTTGCCAACCACACATACATTTGAGTCTGCACTCAGTTTCGGAGACTCTTTTTAGTCTTGTGCAGTGCGCCCCAAAAGAACATTCTTTTTGGTGACATGCTTCCCAGAGAGCATCTTCTTGTTTTGTGGGCCAACGAACTTCGCTCATAAAACTGGTCGGGGTGAGAGGACTCGAACCTCCAGTGATCTTATCTCCTCTTTCCAAAAGAGGTCGGCTACCATCTACCGATTTACACCCCGGATATGGTCAGGAGGACAGGATTCGAACCTGCATATCCCTTTCAGGACTCGCATCCGAAGCGAGTGGCCAGCCGTTGGCCCACCCCCTGATAAAATGGTCAGCGACGAAAGAATCGAACTTTCTCCACAACTATCCCGAAGTTGGAGGCAACCATTACCCCAGTCACTGATGGTGCCTACTACCCGAGTCGAACGGGTTTCGGCGGGGCTTCAATCCGCTGCTATGACCGCACTAGCTCAGTAGGCAAAAATGTATACGCGGCTTGAATGCGGCCCCCGTGGATTGGGGAACCGACTTACTTCTCGTGGTGACAGCCAAAGACCACTGTCATGGTCTCCCGCGAAGTGCATTGGGGCTTGGCTGGCGTCGCGGTGCGTCTCGTTCCTCGCTATGTCAGTAGATGCAACCCGATAGACATCTGACAATGCCCGTCGAAATACACCCCCAAAACTTATGGTGGAGGCCGAGGGAGTTGAACCCTACCAGACGAAATCTTTGCAAGAGATTCCCGCAGCCCGCTGCTGCCCCCATTTAAAAAGTCCCGCCGGTCCTCACCGATACCAGAGTCGAACTGGAAAGCGGGTTTGCAAGTGCTCCTCCCTTGAGCTACCGCTCCGCAAAACGCTGGAACAGGATGGATTCGAACCATCAACCTCTTGCTGCATCAAGCCAGTATCCTACCACATAGAAGACTCCGCCTTAGGGCGGAGGCTGCGTCCGAATCAGCTTCTCTGGCACCTTGCTGCGGCGGTTGTTACCCAACCTTTAATCCGTTACCCAGAACCGCAATTGGGGTGGCCGGTGGGAATTAAACCCACGAGAAGCAAGGGTCACAGTCTTGTCTAACGTCTCAACAGTTAGCACGGCCACACTTGTTGTCCATTATTTGGACGAATTTCTGGATGGTTTCTTCCACCCATCACACCACTTGGTAGGTGTCACCCATCTACCCGGAGGTAGGATATGGAGCCTCATGTAGGAGTTTAACCCACTTGTCCGGGGTACAGGCCCGGTGCATCAACCACAATGCTTATGAGGCGAAAATTTGTGGATCGTCAAAAAGAGCAAGGGCCGCAAGGGTACTCGT